CACCGTCCCAACTCTCATCGTCCAGCTTATCATAGGGCACCCGGAAGCGGGTGCCCGGGAGCCAACGGGAAGACCGCGCGGATTCGATCCAACGCAGTCTGTAACCGTCGACTCCTAGCAGTGGGAGCTTCCCCCCACAGATAAGCAGGCCTTTGAGAGAACTACCCACGAGTGCGCTGCCCGGGTACCTGTTGAGGTCATGTCCCTGCCCTTCCCCAGTACGACCGTAACCCCTCAGGGGCACGTGTCGCGCTATGGGTTGGTAGGAGCGGACCTTCGCAGGCCAACCGCCCGGGGGAGGTCTGTCATGGATGACAAGATCCCCCAGGTGAGCTGGTCCCCGGCACTCACGGATGGCTATGGGCAGGTTCCGAAGAACCTCGTCCCACACGGGCTTGATCAGAGCCCATCTCTCTGGATCGCCTGCGCATACTCTGCGCAAGTTGTTCGCAAGAGAGATCCATTGTTGCGGTTCCCTAGGGATCTCTTCAAGTTTCGCCGTGCTAACGGGTACTCCTTCGAAAAAATCTCCACCGCAAGATTCACGAAAAGGTCCTTCCCAGAAGGACTTCGACTGATTTACTCGATGCCCGAAGGCCTCGAGAGCGGTGCAGAGTGGCCTTGCGAGGGCCACCGGAACGATCAAGTCGTCCCCATAACAGAGTATTTCACCCGTTATGCCTTCCCTTTCAGCCACCACGTACGCGAGAGTCACGAACAGAATTGTTTCCAACTCGAACGTAAACCCGTTGCCCATGGACGAGAATTTCTCAAGGTAGAGATTCTTCCCGCCAAAGGACGTGTGCGTGGCTCGTAAATCATCAAGGAGTGTACCCCAACCCCCGAAGGAGAGAAGATACCTAACCAGTTCCCTGGCCCAGCGATCGCTGGCACTGGACATGTCCAGTGTAGCGGCTTTACCGTTAAGAGAGCTCTCGCGAGCCCTCCGTCTGTGAAGCTCAGCTCCATGATTAAGATCGATTTGAAGCGTTTTCATGAGACGCCTCCGGAAGATATTCCCAACGCCTAGCTGGAATGCCAGGTTGATGGGTGCTTCCTTGCAGCACGAACGGCCCGTAAGGCCGTTCTTGGGGACCACAAAGTAGTCGTTGGCACGACACGAGCGCGGGTAGATACCCGTCTCATGCCACGCCTTCTCCCACAACGTTCCACCTGTTAGGTGGTTAGTCGTGAGGACCCCGTGCTGGTAAAACTCAGGTGTCATGGACAACTTGTCCAATATTGTTGCTTCGTCTCGGCCGTGTGTCGTGGTAGCGCCTGTGGAAAAGCGCGGTTCTATCGACTCAGGAATCCTTCCCATAACGATACGTATTTTTTCCCTCCATTGGACAAGGATGTCCAAGGCGGCCTGCTCCGGTTGTGTCATGTCAGACACAGGTTTCCTTTGCAGGTTACGCACCCTCTGATTAGTTCGCCAGCAATCGCGTTCCGTTTCAAGGAACTTGTCAACTGCGGCTAATTCCGTATCCGAACCCGGCAGGGCAGCTTTCCGTATAAGGTCGACGCACATCGCGTCACACCAGTACGTATGGCTGTCCATGTACCCGGTTGGGTCGATCTCGAGTCGTTGCAACTCGAGCCACATGCCCCTACTAGCCAAATCACTCACGTGATGGGCCAAAGGGGTGGCCACTCTCCTACACATTGTGTGTAAGACCTTCTGGACTCGGTCCATAAGGGAACCCGCCTTCCGCTTAATTCGCAGGAAGACCGTCACGGAAGCATGCCATCACGAGCGCGGTGCTAATCACACCCGCGATGTATGCAACCGCATTGTCTTTCTGGTCATCAGGGAAGTCATCGGGCACGGAAGCGGACCCGTTGAACTCCATAGACGACGACACCACGGGGAGACCCGTGGTTACGGACGTATAGGAGGCCGGTACACGCACCTTCACAGGTACGCGTCGAGACCGGTTACCGGTTTTGTGCGCCGACAAAGTAGCCGTAGGCCACACCGCAGCAGTAGCCCCCTCTTTGAGGGCCCATTCTGCGGGTGAGCCGTAGCCGGCTGCGGGTGTCAGGAGAGTAAACGTTTTATCAACGCCAGCTGCGTCCTTGACGATAAGGTTGGTTGCCTGGGGCATATTTGTTCCTGGGAAAAGTTAAAGGAGATATTTAGAGGTCTTCAGCCATTGGTTTCTTTCGATTGCTCTCTGCAGCAGTTCAGTCTTTTGGACCAGAAGACTGCCGAGTATCATCGAAGCACCCAAGTTCCAGTCCGGGAAACGGACATACGGGGTTACGAGTGGTAGCGGCTCGCCGAGTGATCGGCTATACCGCTTTTGCCACTCGCTCCCGCTAGCCGTACCCACGGACGACGGAAGGGCGTATTCCCTCATATCACGAAAAACCTCGACACTAAGATTACTCTCAATGCGGGTGGTGAGTGAAGTACCATGTAACGTGACACCAGCCAGGTCAGTCATTTGATTGACAACCGAGCCCATGTTCGTGAACATGTTCACTAGGAACGACCACGGGATTATGTCCCATAAGACGCCCGGTAGGTTAACCAAACCTACCTTGTTCGCCAACCAGAGATTTGGGTTGGTGACCTCAACACGTGCAGTAAAGGTCTCATGACCGTCAGCGTCCCAAGCCACGACCGTCTGGTCGGGGCCATAGATACTGACATCGGTTTCACGCCTCACTCTCCAGGTTTTCTTCACAGAGACCCGAGAGGAAGGTGGCCAGGGGTCGGATAGTGTCTCCAAGCACGACTGATAGTCGTCCCACAGAGGCGCCCATCCGAAGAGCCCTTCCAAAGTGTAACCAGCTGCACCTACACTACCTTTCCTCAGTACCTTGCGCATTTGGCGGCGGGTCTTAGCCTTTTGTAGTTCCGCGAGGAACACGAGGGCACCGTCCACAACGCCTAGTGCGCGCCGAAGTACTCCATTGTACATCCGGAATGCCTGGCCAGCTTGCGCTATGGTTACGCCGAGAGATCCAGAATTGCTGTTCTTGATCTTCTTGACTACACCAGCACGCACTTGCGACCGAGCTACTTCCTGAGCACGGAGTACACGAGGATCGGAAAATCGCGTTTGGTAACCGCTGAAGCCGACGGTGGGTGGTGAAACCCAGTTATCGCCGACAAAGTTGGTTGCCACGCGCGTGACCTTTACTATATTGCAGGAGTTCTCTGACAACACGAGCTTACCTTGCACGCGTGGACTAGATTCGCTGTACACATACACACTTAGTGCAGTGAAGCGCTCACCCCCGAAGGGGTAAGGTCTATCGAATGCATAATCAGCTTTAACTGTCATAGGGGGACTCCCGTAAGTGATTAAAGGCCTTGGTCACACCTAGTCGCTAGGTAGCTCCCAGGAGCGGTGACCGTGACGTGCATGCACGCCACACTCTAGATAGGGCCCCCCTGAGGGGGGG